CTCTACCACCACCCCCCGCTACACATGGCGGCCGGTCAGGCATTGCCCGTTGCCTCCTGTGCCCAATTGCTCAGCTTCATAGGGTCACTGGCCGCAGAAGAGTTGGGGGGCATGAGGCCCCGTCACGACAGTAGGCGCACTGCTTCGGTTTGGTGCTCTAAAGCGTGTTGCACAAGCCTGTGTTCGGGCAGGTCGGAACCCGTGAGCGGGGTTGTCTGCTCATGAGGCGAGGGCGAGGTTGTGCATGTGAGCGACGGCCTGGACTGCGTGATGGAGGCCGTCGCCGCGCTGGCGGCAGTCGCGGAGGATCTTGTAGTTCTTCATGCGGCCGATGACGTGTTCCACGCGAGCACGGACCTTGCGGTGGGCGGCGTTGTCGTCCTCTTCGCCTGGGAGCAGAGCCCGGCCGGGGCGTTTGCGGTGCGGCACCGCCATCCCACAGTTGAGATAGGCACCGTCGCCCAGCACGGTCACACCCTCGCAGTGCCAGCTCAGCCCGGATGTGCGCCAGGCGTGGGCGTCCACGGTGGTGCCCGGCACCGGCCGGGCGGCCGCGATCACCAGCCTGGTGTCGGCGTCCACGATGACCTGCACATTCGCAGAGAATCGGTAGTTGCGGCTGGAGGCCGCCGCACTCCGGTCCCGGAGCGGGATCAGTGTGCCGTCCACGATCCACAACCGGTCTGCTGCATCAGCCGGGCGGGCGACGGGTTCGAGCGCGAGCAGGGGGCCTAGCCGTTGGATGACCCGGCACACCGTGGAGGAGGAGACACCGAACAGCGGGCCGAGCTGCCGCATCGTGAGGTTCGTGCGGTAGTACACCGCGACCATCAGCACCCGTTCGGCCAGCGGCAGCGACCACGGCCGGCCCCGCAAGGTGCCGTTGCCGCCCCGCTCCCGCACCACCTTGAGCAGACGCGCAAACTGCGTCACCTGCAGCCCGGTGAACGTCTCCACCCACACCTGCTCAGCCCTTAACACCCCAGCCATACGAGGGAGATGCCCAGCTCACAGCCTTGTGCAACACGCTTTAGCCGCGTAGCCAATGCGCGATGTCCACTCGCTTGGCCTTGAGAGGCCCCTCGCGATAAACCTGCGTTCACGTCGCATCGCTGATGCGACAAGGCGGAGCATGGAGCGCGCTCATCAAGCTCGTGCTCTGCTTGCCGTCGCCCTATGCAGGATTGCTGTGAACTGCGATGAACTGTTCCCGAACCGAACGTGGAATCCGTCCGCGGGCAGGTACTGCAATCTTGCGCTCCTTCGCCCACTTGCGGATCTCCGCGGAATCTGGCTCGGCGTCGCTGAAGACGGCTACCGATGCGCGCTTCCCGGTGGGTGCGGGCGCCTTACGTGACCTCTTCCTCTTGGTGGAAGACGTCCTTCGAGCAGCCTTCAGAAAGGGGGCGAGCTTGGATTCGAGGTTCTCGTGCGATGCGGTGCTGAGGTCTATTTCGTAGGACACGCCGTCGAGTTCAAACGTGTGTGTCTCCACGTCATCTCCCCGCTCCTGGGTCAGGTCGTCCACGAAGTAGGTATCTACAAGCCGTGCCATGTCTTTCCTTCCGTTCCTCAACGGACATTACATGACATCGAGGAGGGGTGAAAATCGGAATGCAATTCGAGAGGGGGCGGAGAGGAGTTGCTAACGTAGATCTAAGGTGAAAAGTAATTCTGCAAATCTGTTGCGGTCTTACTGCTGGCCGGCTGGCCTATCGGCGGGGTCGAGAGCGCAACTGCACGGTCGTGAGCGTGTTGTGGTGTGCAGGGGTTGGGTCATCGGGGGCATCCGCCGTGGCGATTTGGGCGGCCTGTCGCTCCAGCGCGGCGACGTTGGCTGAGTTGTCGATCGTTGCCACGCCGTTGACGGTTACCTTCAAAGGCTCGGCAACGAGGAGGGCGATTCGCTCGTGCAGCACTTCAAGAACGACAGCTCGGGCAGAGCCGAGGCGCTCATATCGGCTGGCAAGGTCTGCGCTGTCTGAGTCAGGGCCGAGTTGGGCTTGAAGCCAGCGCAGTACGTCGCTGTTCACGGTGATCCTGGGAAGTCGGAGGTGGGGAGCAGCAGCTGCTGCTCCCCACCGGTGTGCGGGGCTATTGGGTGGACTTCGGCTTCCGGGAACTCGTCCGGCCTGAACCGGGCGCTCGTTCCGGCTGCCAGCACCGGGGGTTGGTGATCTGCTCGGCGACCGCTGGGTTGGTGACTGTGGTGCCTGCTTCCAGTACCAGCGGTACTCGCTCGACGGGATCGAGGACGTGCACGGTTGCGGCGAGAACGCCTCCGGCGGAACTGCTGTCGCTCACAGGACAGTCGCCGTGATGTGGCAGTCCGGTGCGTACAGAACGGGCATCGCGGCTGCGGCGCCCTTGGTCCAGATCTGCACCGGGTCGTCCTCGGCATCACGCGTGATGACGATGCCCGGAGCGTCCTCGCGCTCGATCTGCGGGTTCGTGCCCCGAGACAGGGCGAGCGACTCGGTCGTGGTGCCGTACTGGGTCTGGCCCCACTTCGCCCGGTCCGGCGGCAGCATGATCCACCGGTCCTCCGGCAGGACCCGCTTCGACACGTCGTCCTGCCACACCTGCGCCTTGTAGAGGGTCACCGGCGGCAGCCCGTACGTGCCGCGTACCGAGTTGACCTGCTCCGGGTTCAGGGTCGCAGTCGGTGTCTGACCGCCAGCCGGTGTGCCGTAGTAGGCCGCCCGGTAAGCGCCGTTCGAGGCCATATGTGACCATGCCTTGCGTGAGGTGATCACCATCTCCGGCGCCGGGGCGCCGATGGAGTCGAGGTAGTCGATCCACCGCAGCTCGTCCGCGATCGGGTCCGCATCCGGGTCGCTCCACGGCTTCGGAGCGGTCGGCATGTTCGCAGCGGGCACACCGTAGTCGACTTCGACCGTGAGTCCGTTCTCCCCAGACAGTGTGAACTTGCCATCGACCAGGACATCACCGGCCGCGAGCTCCAGGCGGGAGCGGATGGCTTCGACGTGCCGCTCGGTGTCGTCGTAGAGCAGATCGATCAGCCGGTCCTCGTCCGCGCCGCGCGTCGCGTCCAGGAGGAGCTGTTCCATCTCGCCGACGAGCAGCTTCTGGCCCAGGGCCGGCAGCGTGCCTTCGGTCTGCGTGGACTCGGCCTGCCGCTTCGCGAACGGCACGCTGGAGTCGTACGCACGGTAGGAGGCGGTGTTGACGCGCCGCTTGGACTGTCGCACTCGCCACTTCACGTCCTGGACCTTGGTCTCGGCGAAGACGCTCTGAGTGAGGAGGAAGTCCGCAGGGGTCGGGATTGATCGGGCGTAGACCGTCAGGTCCGCGACAGAGACGTTCTTGAGGAGGTCAGCGACGCTCATGCGCTCACCGCCCCAAGGAACCGGATCTGCGCGCCAGCCGGGCTGGGGGCGATCTTCGCCGGGTCGATGCCGCCGGGGATCTTCGCCGCGTTCACGGTTCCGTGCCAGAACAGGGCTGCGGGCACCTTGGTTGTGCCAGGTGTGAACGGGGCTTCGGCGTAGACGAGGCCGGCGAGAACTTCCCGGCCGTCCTTCGCGGCGGGATCGTACGCGCCGTAGAGGCCGGAGGCGGTGATGCGGCCGACCGGGATGCCGGAGCGGACGTAGCCGTGCGGCTGGCCCGCGGTCGCTTCCACGTAGTGCGTGTTCTTGGTCAGCTTCTGCAGGTCGAGGGTGATGGTTTCCGTGGAGTCGGTACCGTGCCGGGAGGCGAGCCAGTCCCGGTTCGCGGTCACCGTGACGGAGGTCGTGTACGGCTGGATCAACGCCGCTGCTCCTGGTGGTGCTGGTTCCGGTCGCACACTCACCGGGTGGTGGCGCGGTCCACGAAAGGGGGCAGGGGCGTGGTCCCCAACAGGCGCTCAGGAAGGTGCTGTTAGTCGGACGGGATCAGGCCGCGACGCCGCGCCATCTCGATACCGGCCGCTCCGGGCTTGCGGTTGACCGCACCCGGGCGAGTCGGCGGCATGGACGCGGGCGCACCACCGGGCGCGGCAGGAAACTGGCTGCCAGACGGGGAGAACAGCTCCGGTCGGCGTGTCTTCAGTTCCTCCACAGCCTCGTTGACGGTGGCCTCGTCCGCGTCATCGGCGACTCGCAGCAGGGCGATCGCGTCGTCGAGGTCACGGCCTGTCGCGCCGATGCCGGCGAGCAGCGCCCGCCGGGTGGCGTCTCGTTCGCGGACCAGGGCCTGCGCCTCGCGTGCGATGGCGGCCTTCTCCCGTGCGCCGAGCTCCTGTTCGCGGCGCTGAGCCTCGGTGAGCTGTTCCTGCTCGGCCTGGCGCTGCGCGTTAACGTACTCGGTCAGCTCCGCCCCGGTCGAGAAGCCCAGCTTGTCCACCAGGCTCCGGATGGCTGCCCGGCCGCCCTGGTCCTTCTCCCGGGCCAGCATCGTGTTCAGCTGCTTCTGGCTGATGGTGACCGTGACTTCGTCGTTCGCAGGATCGTCGGCCGACGCTCCGAGTACCGGGTGGATCGGGCGGCCGTCCTGCCGGTAGCCGAGCACGGTACGCGGAGCGGGCAGGCTGCGGGTCATCAAAGGGTGCTCTCCCACGATGGCCCCGCGCCGTCACCGATTCTACGGAAGCCAACGCTGCACCCTTCGAGCGCGAGAACTTCGCAGCTCACAGCCATGATTGTCAGAGGCGCCTGGCAAGATCGTCTTCATGAGCGAGGGGGATCTTGTGACTGAGTCGGCAGGCGTATCACTTTCCAAGGAGCCGCAGAAGAAGAGGCGTCTGCCAATGTGGGCCGCCGCTGGCTGTGTCCTGGCCGTCGGCGTCGGCGCGACGCTCTGGACATGGCAACCGTGGGTCGATCGCAGCCCATTCACCGCGTACGACGTCAGTGTTGCGCCCGGCGAGTACGCGCAGCCCGGTTCCACACCCGGCTCCTGCGTGCCGCACGCCTCCGAAGAAGAGATCATCCTCTTCGACGAGAACGGCAAGAAGCTCGCTCAGGCACGGCAGCCTCGTGAAGGGGAGCTGCTCTCCGAGGAGTTCGGTGACTTCGCCGGGGACTGCATGATCACCACGCGCATCGACAGCGTTCCAGGCGGAGAGGGTACCTATGTGCACCAGTGGGGCGGCGGTACCAAGACGAAGATGTCCGAGGACGACCTTCGACGCTCGGCCGAGGAGCAGCGGGAACGGTTCAAGACGCTGAAGAAGACGGAATCGTCAGCGCCTGATCTGGATTCGTAGCAGTCTGCCGAGCGTTGATCCGCGCGACCTCTTCGCGCGCGTCCTCGATGGGGTAGCCGGCGTCTTGCAGCATGCGGATGCCAGTCTCCAAGGAGAGAACGCCAGCGCCAACGCCCTTCACAACCTCGTCCAGGATCGCAGTGCGATCCGTCGGCGTATGGGGGCCGAAGACGAGACGGGCGGGAAAGCAGACGCCAGGCGGCCAGCCTTCGGCCTGCCCTGCTTGATGGATGCGCTGCACCATCTTTAGTAGCAAGGCGTACTTGTGGGCACGAGCCAGGCGCATGGAGTCCACGAGCGAGTCCAGCGGCCCAAGGCTCAGCTGCAGGGCGTAGCCACTGGGTACATCGGACGGGTCGACCGTGCCCAGGCTCACCGCCGGAAGACGGGCATTGACGGCAGCACGGTCGCGGATCTCCTCGACCCTGGCCCGCAACTCTGAAAGCTGCCCCGACGTGTCGAGGACGTCCATCCGGCCGCCGTCAGCGAGCTGGAAGATCGTCCCCGGCTCGACCGTGAGCGGCCTCGGGCGACCGGTGACACGGTCGACCTCAGCGCGAGCTCCAGCGAGCCCGATGATCGGCGCGCCCGTCGTAGCGGAGGCACGAGCGGAGTCGGTGTCGGTCTCGGCGAGCTCGTCCAGTGCCTGCATGACCTTCGCCAAAGTGGACTGCCCGAAGTGCTCGCCGTCGGCGACGGTGTTGCTGATGTGGACGAGCGGGATGAAATCGAAACGCAGGTCCAGACGATGCAGGATTTCGCCGTCGGGCCGCGTACGGATGCGTGCCTTGTCCAACGGCAGATCATCGAGACTCTGCCCGTGGCGAAGGTCGTCGAGGAACCACTCGGCGTCGGTGAGGTAGCAGGTGGTCTTTGACGGCCGATTGGGCGCCCACGGGTAGGTGCGCTCGATGCGCCCTGACTCCGGCACAAACGTATCGCCCAGCTCGAAAACGAGACCGCCTGATTCGTTTGTGACCGGTTGCCTGTCGGCCTGAGCGGAACTATCGGCATTGCTGAGCGCCGCCGGGGTGATGGGGCCGAGTTCGTACGTGATCCTTCGGACCTTGGCCTTCACACCTCGCTTGGGATCTTCGGGTATCTCCCACGCCAGATGTACACGTTGGGGGTAGTCGCCCGGATCGGCGTCGTCGTCGAAGATGGGAAAGTAGAAGCCGGGATCGTAGGTCTTGAGCCGGACGCGGCCCACTTCTGGATCCCAGGCCAACAGATACAGCCCATCGCCTAGCAGTACGGCCTTTCGTTCGGCGGCCTGCATCCGTAGCGGGAGCAGCTCCGCCTCCGCCCAGTCGCGTAGCCGCTGCTGCACCTCGGCCGCGGCTGTAGCCTCCGGGGTCGGCTCGTCGTCGCCTGCGTGCTCGGCGCCGGGCACGATGATCTGCTGCGACTTCCCCAGAAGGTGGGCCAGCGCAGTGTCCACAAAAGTCGACGGATCACCGAACTCACGGCGTTCCGCCGAGGCTTCGTTGCCGGTCAGTGCGGCAAGCTCGCCTGCCTGGTTGGAGTCGTAGGCAGCCAAGAGTTTGTATGCGGCGAGTCGGCGCACCGCATCGTCGGGTAGCCACGTGGCGCGAAGTTCGGGCGCGAGTGCACGGTGAGGCCGACCATCGAGCGTGGCGGCCATGGCCGGCTTGTAGTTCAGCCACGACCAGGTGTCGGTCAACAGATTGCGCAGGCCCACGGGGACAGGTCCGTAACGTCGGCCCCGCGCCACCTCAAGCGTATGTGAGCCAGATGCCGGTAGTCCGCGTGGCGAGATCGTTCTGGCTCGCCCACTCCGGGCGACGACGCCAGGAGGCGTGGGGCGCTGGATAAAACGCGGGTGCGCGCAGGCCGCTCGCCGATACGGTGAGCCATGGGATCGGCTGGAGAGGCAATGCAGCGGGATGTGAAGCCGGAGAAGGTCGTGCTCGCGGTCGCGAAGGCCATTCAGGCCAAGTTCGGTCGCGGGGATTGGCTAACGCTTGGCTATGAGACGGGGTACGCCGACGAAATCCGGGAGCACCCCAGGCTCCTCCGCAGTCTGGATTGGAACGACGACGACTACCCGGGTCACGTGCTGGACATGGTCGAAGCAATCCTCCGGCCGTCGGGCCGGCACGTCGGGGCCGGTCCTCGCCGGATAACGACCAGGGTCATCCATGAAGCGCACTTCGCGGTCGCCGAACGCATGCTCGGGCTCCCTGACTGGCTGGCTCAACACGAGCCCGTTCTCTTCAGCGATATCTACGGCAGTCAGGTGGCTGACGTCGGTGTGGACGAGCTACAGGTGGCAGCCAAGCAACTTGGCCTCGTAGATGTTGACGAGCACGCCGCCCGCATCCGGCGTGGCATTCGAGAGGATCCAGCCCAAGCGATCGGATCAGCCAAGGAATTGCTGGAGACTGTCCTCAAGGCAGTCCTTGGCCTTCACGGCAATGGACCAGAGACGAAGAAGGACATCCCCCAGCTGTTGAAGGAGGCCAATCTTGCTCTGGGCCTGGATCCGGCGGGGGTTCGGGGAAGCGAGCCGGGAGCCTCGCAGCGCCGCAAAACGCTTGGTGCTCTCACCAATCTTGTGATTAGCATCGCGGAGCTGCGGAACGCTGGGTTCGGGACCGGCCACGGCCTGAGCCAGGGCCCCACGCTGGACGTTGCAACAGCGCGGCTGGCGGTATCTGCAGCCGTCACTGCTGCGACCTTCTACATCGAAGCCCACGCTGCGAAGCGGGAGTAGCCGATCACCGCCGTCCCGAGAGACGGCTGTCCTGATACGCAGATGTGCTTGTCCCGCTCTGCCGCGGGTCGGCGAGTTGCGTCAGCGCGTGCACCGCTGCGTCCATCCGGTCTGGGCTGTCCATGCCAGCGACCCAGGTCACCATTTGCTGTTCCAGCGCGGGCCATTCTCCGATGTGGTGGACGCGGCCCTGCTCGTAGAGCTGGGCGATCGGCTCGGCACGAAGCCGCTTGCCGTGCTTGGCGGTCACGGGCAGGACTACGGGCATCAGCATGTTCTCGGTGTGCTGCTCGCGCTGGAGCTTCTGCCACGCCTGCTGGAGGATCTGGCGGCTCATATCCCCGCCGTAATTGCTCTCCACCACGATCGCGTCTGCGCGCAGCTCGACCGCGAGGAGGCACGTCTCGCGCCCCCAGGCGTCGGCGCCGCGATTGCCGGAGCGGTCGTCGAGGACGTAAAAGTGACCCTTGCGGTCACTGGCCGCGGCCACGATGCCGGTCTCGTCACCGACAGCCGACTCTCCGCCTGCTGGATCGACGGCCACAACGATCCGTGCCAGGTCGATGCCGCGGAACTGGGCTGCACTGATGCGGTTCTTGGTGATCCATGGCCACTGCCACACGCCTCCGTCCTGCGGACGCGGCTGCTGCATGTAGAGCGACCACCAGACGCGCTCGCCCACGGAACGGCGGATCTCTGCGAGCGCGTCGGCGTCGTACCGCTCGGGCCACAGAGGGGCACCGATCGACCGGCCGAGTGCGTCGTCCTCGGACAGGGCGAGGGCAGGGAGGTCGATGACCGTCCAGCTGTCGGCCTCGTCCGCTAGGACGCGGCCGGCAAGGTCGTCCTCGTCCCAGCGAGTTTGAATCAGGATGACCGAGCCGCCGGGCTCGATACGGGTCAGCAGGACGGCCTGCCACCACTCCCACAGGCGCTTCCGCATCGTCGGGGAGGAGGCTTCAGCGGCGTCCTTGATCGGATCGTCCACCACGGCCAGGTGCGCGCCCTTGCCTGTGAGGCCGCCGCCGACACCGGCCATGACCGCGCCGCCCTCGGTGCCGGTCAGGTCGAAGCGGTTTGCGGCGGAAGAGCCGGGGCGCAGGCTGATGCCTATCTGCGGGCCGTAGGTCAGGATCGCGTCCCGGATCCACCGGCCGTGATCATCGGCAAGGTCGGAGGAGTAGGAGGCGATCATCACC